CCCTGCCTTCCTTGGGGTACTCCACAGATCGAGTGGCGGCGTAGGGCGTCCAGGCGTTGCAGCCGCCAAACGACAGCTCGCAGCCCCTGATGTACCTGCGCTCATCGGGCGGGAATTCATCGGCAGGCACGGAATCGAAAGCTCCGGCCGGACCATCAATGAACACCTGATCCAGCAGGGCTTGAGATGCGGCAGTCGCATCTGCCTCTGTGGTGAAGGCGAAGCGGCCCACATCGCAGTTGTTGAACACGGTGTCGCAGGTTCCGAAGCGGAACTCCACGTTGTAGAGCGACCCGTTGACCAGCACGCCGTGTGCACCAGTCAGCAGCTTTCCAAAGCTGACCATCAGCGTGGCTGCCTGAGCCGAGCCGGCCAGCATCAACGCGGCCGCAGCCGCAATCGCGATTCGCATAGCTTGTCTCCTGTCTTGTCTGTCGCCGGTCGATCGCCGGGTTCGGGCCATTCTGCATCCCACTTTCGCGGCCGATACCCCGCGAACCGGGGGGGTGCTTCTCGGGTTATGGGGCACTGAATGGCCACCCGCAACACCATGGGCACCGCATTGGAGCCGAGCTTCGTGCAGCGCGTGGCGGCCGGGCTGCGCTATGCCCTGACCGGTGCGCCGCCCAGCAGCGATTGGTTCGGGCCGCAGCAGCCGCTGCAGCCGGCGGTACCGGAGCCGCAGGCCGAGCAAGCCGGCGTGTCGGGCCGCCAGTTCGACTACCCGACCGGCTACAACCTGCGCATCCAGCCGCGCGCCGGTGAGGCCATCGGCTTTCCGCAGCTGCGCGCGCTGGCCGAGAACTTCGACCTGCTGCGCCTAGTCATCGAGACGCGCAAAGATCAGATCTGCGCGCTGCCGTGGTCCATCCAGCCGCGAAAGAAGCCCGGCTCCCCGCAGCAGCCGAAGCCGGACGCGCGCTGCGACAAGATCACCGAGTTCCTGCGCCAGCCGGACCGCGAGCACGGATGGGAGGACTGGCTGCGCATGCTGCTGGAAGACCTGTTCGTGATCGACGCGCCGGCGCTGTACGTGCGCGGCACGGTCGGCGGCGAGCTGTTCGCCCTGGAGCCGGTGGACGGCGCCACCATCAAGCGCATCATCGACAGCACCGGCCGCACGCCGATGGATGGGCCGGCCTACCAGCAGATCCTGAAGGGCCTGCCGGCCGTCGACTACACGCGCGAGGAGCTGATCTACAAGCCGCGCAACCTGCGCACGCACAAGGTCTACGGATACGGCCCGGTCGAGCAGATCATCAACACCGTGAACATCGCCATCCGCCGGCAGATGTTCACCCTGAACTACTTCACCGAGGGCACGGTACCGGACGCCCTGGCCGGCGTGCCAGCGGACTGGACGATCACGCAGATCAAGGAGTTCCAGGACTACTGGGACCTGCTGATGCAGGACGACATGGCCAGCCGGCGCAAGCTGAAGTACGTGCCGGGCGAGATCGCGAAGAACTTCCACGAGACCAAGCAGCCGCCGCTGAAGGACATGTTCGACGAGTGGCTGGCGCGCATCGTCTGCTACTGCTTCAGCATCGACGTGACGCCGTTCGTGGCCCAGGTGAATCGCGCGGTGGCCGACACCAACCGCGAACAGTCGCTGAGCGAGGGCATCGCTCCGTCGCAGCAGTGGGTGAAGTCGCTGATCGACCTGATCATCGCCCGGCACTTCGGCCATGCCGACATCGAATTCAGCTGGCAGGAAGGCGAGATCGTCGACCCGCTGAAGCGCGCCCAGGTGCTGACGCTGTACGTGGAGAAGAAGGTGCTGCACCCCGATGAAGTGCGCGCCGACCTGGGCCGCGACCCGCTGACGCCGGAGCAGAAGGCCGACCTGAACCCGCCGCCGCCCGCGGCGCTGGGCGCTGTGCCGGGCGAGGAGGGCATGCCGCCGGGCAAGCAGCAGGACGGCCAGCAGCAGCCCCCGAAGAAGCCGAAGCCGGGCGAAGAGGCGCCGCCGGCCGACTGAGACACCATGCCGCACGCCTGCGCCCACACCTCGAAGCAGACGGTGGGCAAGGCGAAGCTGCGCTCGATCGACAGGGAGCGCACCGCGGTGCAGAACTGTGTGGCCGGGCTGCAGACGGCCGCCGCGGCGTGGTTCCGCAAGCTGCGGCTGAGCCTGACCGCCCAGCTGCAGGCGGCCCTGGCCGAGAGTGCCAAGGCCAGCGACGACACGAAGCGCAAGGTCCAGAAGATCCTCGATGACCTGAACTTCGACGGCTACGAGGCCTTCATCGAGATCGCGCGCGCCGAGATGGGCATGCTGTACGGCGACTCGGCGAAGGAGGCCGCCGCCCAGCTGCAGCAGCGCCTCGGCGTCGATGCCTTCGAGCTGGTCAACGAACGCGGCGTGGCCTACGCCCGCGACCGCTCCGCCGAGATGGTCGGCATGAAGTGGGTCGACGGCGAGCTGGTGCAGAACCCGAACGCCCGCTGGCGCATCGACGACGGCACCCGCGAGCTGCTGCGCAGCGACGTGACCTCGGCCCTGGAGAACGGCTGGAGCAATGACGAGCTCGCCAACGCCCTGGCCGAGAGCTACGCCTTCAGCGAGCGCCGCGCCGAGGTGATCGCGCGCACCGAGACCGCCGACGCCGACGTGGAGGGCACGCTGGCCGGGTACCGGGCGCTCGGCGTGACGAAGAAGCGCTGGCTCACCGCCCCGGACTGCTGCGACGACTGCCAGACCCTGGACGGCGAGGAAGTCGGCATCGACGAGGACTTCACCGCGCCGGACGGCTCGCGCATCAGTGGGCCGACCCTTCACCCGCAATGTCGATGCGACGTGCTGCCGGTGCTTGACGACGACGACCCGCCCGCCAAGGGCTTGAACCTGAAGGACAACGACATGATCAAGTCGCAACTGATCTGGAACGGCGCCGCGCGCGATGCCTTCCGCCTCGCCTTCCCGATCGAGAAGACCGAGAAGCTCGAGGATGGCCGCCTGGCGGTCTACGGCGTGGCCACCAGCGAGGCGCTGGACTGCGACGGCGAGGTCATCGACTACGACGCCGCGAAGGCCGCCTTCTCGGCCTGGCCCGGCAACATCCGCGAGCAGCACGACCCGAAGAAGGCGGTCGGCCGCGCCCTGGAGGTGACCGCCGACGACGACGCCAAGCAGATCCGCGTGAAGGCCGTCATCAGCGCCGGCGCACCGGACACCCAGGCGAAGATCCTGGACGGCACGCTGCAGTGCTTCAGCATCGGCGGCAAGGTGTCCAAGCGCGCACCGGAGCCCGTGACCAAGGCCGACGGCAGCGTGGTGACCGCCCAGCGGGTGTTCGTGAAGAGCATCACCGAGACCTCGGTGGTCGACGTCGGCGCGAACCCGGATTCCGGCATCGCCATCGTCAAGGCGGTGGGCGACGACCTGGTCTGGGCCGAGGCCGGCCCGGAAGAAGAGGGCAGCGAAGGCGGCGAGCACGACGTCACGAAGGGCCTGTACACCGCGCAGCGCCTGATCGAGGCCCTGGGCTGCGTGCGCGACTGCGTCGGCAGCGCCGAGTATGAGCAGCGCTACGGCGAGCACTCCGAGGCGATCGTGGCCGAGATGAAGTCCACGCTGGCCGCCATCGGCGCCATTGCCCAGAAGTACCTCGGCGAGGAGATCGCGCTGATGCTGGCGCCGAAGGAAGCGGCCGCCGGTACCGGCGACCTTGCCAAGGCTGGCAAGCGCTTCAGCACCAAGACCAAGGCCGCGCTGAAGGCCGCTCACGAAGCCTGCAAAGCCGCCGACAAGGCTCTGGCCGACCTCGGCTATGACGCCGACGAGGCCGCGGAGGAGGAGGGCGAGGAAGGCGGCGAGAAGGCTGCCACCGCGGACGACCTGCGCAAGGCCGTGGGCTGCCCGGACGATCAGGAGCCGGCCGCCTGGGTCGAGAAGATGCGCAGCGAGCTGCAGGCCCTGCGCGATGTCACGCCGACGCCCGAGTTCGTCGCCGAGCTGGCCAAGGCCGCCGGCTTCGAGCTGGCCGAGCCAACGCTGCACGACCTCACCAAGGCCGCGATCACCGAGCTGGTGGCGCTGCGCAAGGCGCACGCCGACCTGAAGGCCTCGCCGGCCGCGCCGAAGGGCGTGCTGCGGGCCATGGTGGTCGACAAGGCCGCGGACCGCGGCGAAGAGACGAAGGAGCCCGAGCCGGTGGTCAAGGCCGACGGCACGGTCGACGACGCGGCGACGCTGATGAAGGCGGCCCAGGCCCGCCCGATCCGCATCACCGCCTGACGGATCACCCGCTTCAGGGTGTAGATCGCCGCATCCCGCGGCATTTGGCAACTGCAAGGAGAAACTGATGGGTGCCAACTCGATGACCGAACTGCTGGAGCTGGTGAAGACCTCGCAAGCGAAGGCAGTGGACGAAATCACCAAGAACTTCAACCAGCCCGGCAGCGCGACGGCCGGCATCCAGGGTTACGACCTGGAGGCCCCGTCGAAGAAGCTGTACCCGGTGCTGTCCCCGCTGCGCAACTCGATCCCGCGCGTCGGTGGCGGCTTCGCCATCCAGGCCAACTGGAAGGCGATCACCGGCATCAACAACACCCGCGTGCGCGCCGGGGTGTCGGAAGGCCAGCGCGGCGGCCAGGTGCAGCACACCGTGGCCGAGTACTTCGCGGCCTACCGCGGCATCGGCCTGGAGAAGGCGGTCACCTTCGAGGCCGACTACGCCGCCAAGGGCTTCGAGGACGTGAAGGCGCTCGCCGCCACGCAGACCCTCGAGTCGCTGATGATCGAGGAGGAGATGACCATCCTGGGCGGCAACACGTCGCTCGCGATGGGCACCACCCCGACCCCGACGCTGGCCGGCTCCAGCTCCGGCGGCTCGCTGTCGACCCAGACGCTGTCGGTGATCTGCGTCGCGCTGGGCCTGCAGGCCTACTGGGACGTGGCCGGCATCAACAACGGCGGCGTCGGCGGCACCTTCGATCCGACCACGGCAGTCGTGCGTGCGCAGATCACGCGCACCAACGCCGACGGCACCACCGACACCTTCGGCGCCGGCTCGGCGCAGAAGTCGTCGAATGCCACCGTGTCGATTACCGGCCCGACCGGCTCGGCAACCGCCACCGTCGCGGCGGTGCGTGGTGCCGTGGCCTACGCCTGGTTCTGGGG